CGGAGGTGATTTAGTTGGAACGTATCAGCAAAGACGACTACTATTTGCAGATCGCCGCGGCTGTCTCCGCCCGGTCTACCTGCTTGAGGAAACACTATGGCGCGGTCATTGTTAAGAACGACCGCATTGTGGCGACCGGCTACAACGGCTCGCCCAGAGGCGAGGCTAATTGCTGCGACGTTGGGGCTTGCTACTGCCGAACGCATGAGCTGCCGATCGACGCGGCGGCTGCCCAGCACGGCGCGCAATACGGTTCTTGCGTCGCGGTTCACGCTGAACAGAATGCCCTTATCAATGCTTCGGCGCAGGACTTACAGGGCGCGACAATCTACTTGGCCGGTTACGACGTGACTCGCGACTGCTGGATTGAGGTCAAAGTCTGCAATATCTGCGATCGCATGATCCGAAACGCGGGTATTACCCGCGTGGTCGGGAGAACGGTGGTGCGATAATGCCGACTTCTATGCCCGCCCTTCGCCATGACGGCCCCGTCTCAATCGCGGTCGGTCCTTCTCGAACTTCAAAGCAATGGCAGAACCGAGAACTCCTTTGGTCTAAGCTCGTTGAGCGTCTTGCGATCCCGACGAGAACGCAGGAAACACAAGCCGAATATCACAACATGAAGAAGCAGCGCCGCGACGAAATCAAAGACGTTGGCGGCTTTGTCGGCGGTTCTCTGAAAGGCGGCCGCCGTAAGGCTGACGCAATCATTAGGCGCCGGCTTATTACCCTTGACCTGGACTCTATCCCGAAAGGCGAGGACCCTTGGACAATCGTCAGCATGATTATCGGCTGCGCCGCTGTTATGTATAGCACGCACTCGCATACGCCCGATAGTCCAAGACTGCGTATTGTGATCCCTTTGTCCAGAAATGTGACCCCAGATGAATACGCAGCGCTTTCGCGTCGTATCGCTGCCGACATTGGAATCGACATGTGCGACGATACCACCTATGAGCCGCACAGGCTTATGTACTGGCCCTCGTTGCCGTATGACGCCGAGTATAAGTACGAAGTCTCTGACGGACCATGGCTGGACGTTGACGAGCAGCTTCAACGATATACCGACTGGAGAGACCCGGCCGAATGGCCGACCTCGTCCAGGCGAGCCGAGGCTCTTCGACGTATCGCTAAGAAGCAAGGCAATCCCTTAGAAAAGGAGGGCATTGTCGGCGCGTTCTGCCGAGCTTATTCTGTAGAGGACGCAATCGAGGAATTTCTCCCCGAAGTCTATCAGAAGTGCGACGACAGCCGTTATACATTTCTTGGCGGCTCAACGACTGGCGGCCTGGTCATTTATGATAACGGTCTTTTCACTTACTCCCATCATGGTACGGACCCGACGAGCGGCCTTTTGTGTAACGCTTTTGATTTGGTGCGTATCCACGTTTACGGTGAATTAGACGACAACGCGCCGGCTGGTACGATAGCAAAAAAGCTGCCGTCTTTTGCGGCCATGTACGAAATGGCTTTAGAGCTGCCTGAAGTTCAAAAAGACCTTGCCGAAAGCAGATATAAGGCTGTCATTGCGAGCCTTGATATGGACGAGGCCGTCGACGATACTGAGTGGCTGCGTGAATTATCGGTGACGGACAAGGGAAAGATCGAGTCGACCATTGACAATGTGTGTATTATCTTGCGGCACGACTTGGAACTGAAAGACTGCTATTATTACGATGAATTTAAGGACCGCATGACGATATGCGGGGATCTTCCTTGGCAGTCGTTCGAGTCCAGAGTTTCAGACGGTTGGCGTGACAGCGACGACGCCGGCCTTCGGGGGTATATCGAGAAAAAATATCATATTGACAGCGCCAATAAGGTGAGCGACGCAATCGCAATCGTCATGCTGGAACGCAGTAGGCACCCGGTTCGGGAATACCTGCAAAGTCTCGCTTGGGACGGTACGAAAAGAGTTGACACGCTCTTTGTGGACTACTTGGGCGCAGAAGATACTGAGTACACACGGGCGGTCACGCGCAAGGCCTTAATAGGCGCAGTCGCCCGGATCATGACCCCAGGCTGTAAGCACGACCACATGCTTGTGCTGATCGGCCCCCAAGGTTGCCGGAAATCGACCACGCTTGCCAAACTCGGAAAGAGCTGGTTTTCCGATTCCCTTTATACAGTCAACGGCAAAGAGGCCTACGAACAGCTGCAAGGCTACTGGCTGATTGAGATGGCCGAAATGGCGGCTATAAGCGCTCGCAAGACCGACTTGGAACAGATCAAGCAATTTATCTCTAAACAGTCGGACAGTTACCGCGCGGCTTATGCCAGAAGGACGCAAGAGCGCCCGAGGCAATGCGCTTTTTTCGGTACGACCAATGACGATGAATTTCTGAGGGACCCAACAGGTGGCCGCCGATTTTGGCCGGTAACTGTGACGGGGGCGGAGCCCGAAGTTGCGGACGCTCTGACTGAGGAAATTATTGACCAAGTGTGGGCCGAGGTCATGGTGCGGTACAGCGCTGGAGAGACTTGGTGGCTGGACGATAAGAAGATTGAAGAAGCGGCCCGTAAAATCCAAGCTGAGCACACGGAGCAAAACGAAAAGCGCGGCTTGATTGAAAAGTTTCTGGACGCGCTTCTCCCGGAGGACTGGGACAGCTGGGACCTTGGCAAGCGCCAGGATTTTTGGGCGGACGGCTTTGAAGACGAAAGCACGGGAACAGTTAAACGGCAAAAGGTATGCGCGCTTGAGGTTTGGCAAGAGCTTTTCAACGGCGATACCAAGGCTTATTCTCAGCAGCAAGCTCGTGAGATCAATAATATTTTGCGGCAATTACCTGGTTGGCGACGGAGCACTTCAGTAGACTGCGGCGAGCCGTATGGAAGGCAACGCGGCTTTATTAAAGAGCGCGACCCACAAGCTGAGTTTTAGGTAGCGCTTTGCAAGTAGCACTTTCAAAATGGTAGCACTTCTCAGGTAGCAGGGTAGCAGATAGGTAGCACTTTCCCTGCTACCTGAATTTTGAAACATTCCGAGCCGACAAACTTGAGTTTTATTTGATTTTTGGCTCAAACCGTCAACAATACTTTGTCGGTTTTATTTAGGTAGCAGAGGTAGCAGATTTTTAGCTATGTATTGAAAAAATCAATATTCTTTGTATTTTTGACCGATAATGGTGAAAATTGAAATAGAAAAAACGCAATTATAACCTATATAGAAAAACGCGCTACCGCTGCTACCTGCTACTCGGCAACAAAAAGGAGGAAATTTTGTGCGAGAAAACACAGTTGAGGCTAATATCTGCCGACAGGTTAAGGCCCTCGGCGGCGTGGCCTGGAAGTGGATAAGTCCGGGACGTCTGGGCGTGCCCGACCGTATTTGCATTTTGCCGGGCGGCCGTGTGATATTCGTGGAGCTGAAACGCCCGGGCCGAGGAGACGGCCGCTCGCCGGCGCAAAAGAAGGTCTTCGGTATTTTGGAGCGCCTGGGTTGTACGGTTTGGCGAATCGACGACGGCGACGACTTTCACCAACGCCTTGTTGATATTGGCGCGATTACGCTGGGGCCGGTAACATGAAATATACGCCGTATCAATATCAGGCCTATGCCGAGCAGTTTATCCTTGACCACGACGCGGCCGGGCTTTTTCTGGATATGGGACTTGGCAAGACTGCGATCTCGTTGTCGGCTTGCGAGAAGCTGCTGCGGGATTGGTTCGAGCTTGGAAATGTGCTGATTATTGCCCCGCTCCGGCCGGCAAAAGAGACGTGGACCACTGAGCTCGCCAAGTGGGATAACCTGGAAGGCTTGACCTATTCTATGATAGTTGGAGCGCCGCAAGAGCGGGTCGACGCACTAAACGCCAAGGTCGATTTTTATATCGTCAATCGGGAGAATGTCGTTTGGCTTGTAGATTATTACAAGAAGCGGTGGCCCTTTGAGATGGTCGTGATCGACGAGTTGTCGTCTTTCAAATCCAGTAAAGCCCAGCGGTTTAGAGCCCTCAAGAAGGTCCGAAAATATATCAAGAGGATTGTCGGGCTGACAGGTACGCCGGCCCCAAACGGGCTGCTTGACCTTTGGTCTCAAGTTTATCTCCTGGACGAAGGCAAACGCCTCGGGAAAACGCTGACGGCCTATCGTGATACTTACTTTAACCCAGGCCGGCGCGGCCCCAATGGCGTAGTGTACGACTGGACTCCAAAGGAGGGTGCAAAAGAGGCAATTTATGCCAAGCTGGCTGACCTTTGCATTAGTATGAGCGCGAAAGGTCTTCCTGAAAGGCTATTTATCACGCATGATGTCAGACTACCAGAAACGGCAATGGCGCAATACCGGCAACTGCAAAAGGACGCGCTTCTTCCATTCGCAGACGGAGACGTCGACGCCGGGAGCGCGGCGATCCTGACGAATAAGCTCTTGCAGATCGCAGGCGGCGCGGTCTACGATGAAAACGGCGCAGTTAAGTTGATTCACGAGGCTAAAATGGAGGTCATGGATCAGTTGGTAGAAGAGGCAAACGGCCAGCCGGTTCTTGTGTTCTATAACTACAAGCACGAGCTAACTCGGCTATTGGAGCGATACCCGCAGGCGGTCGAGCTGAAAGGGGATGGGATCGTCGAGAGATGGAATGCGCAAAAAATCCCTATTCTACTTGCGAATCCGGCGAGCGCAGGGCATGGCCTTAATTTACAATTTGGCGGCCATATCGCGATATGGTACAGCCCTACTTGGAATTTGGAGTATTACGATCAGGCTAATAAGCGGCTGCACCGTAACGGGCAAAAGAGCACGGTCATAATTCATCATTTGTCGGCAGTCGGTACTATGGACGAGCGCGTCTTGAATATCGCGCTGCCGGATAAAAGAGACTGTCAAAGCAGTCTCTTGGACGCCTTGAAGGCGCAGATTGAGGAGGTATTGCGACATGAATTTTTCCCCTGAAATTATTGCGGACCTTTGCAAGGACCCGGTCCCCGTACTCAATCGCGGGTATCGGGCTAAGGAGCGGATTGCTGACCGCCGAGAGCGCATTGAGTCTTGGCGGCAAATTGCCGAATCTATTACGGCAAACCCGGAGCACTCTGGCAGTAGCGGCGGCGGGCCCAGCAACAAAGTTGAGAAGTGCGTTCTCGGTATTATGGAACTTGAGGAGGAGATTCTGGACGAGATCGAGGAGATTAAAAGTCTGGAGTCGGAAAATAGCAAGATCATTGCGGCTTTTGTAAAAGACCCCAACTATACTCGCATTTTGGAGCTTCGGTATCTCAGTTATAAGCGTTGGGAGGAGATCGCCGTCTGCATGGGTTATACTTTCCGATGGACGCAGACACTTCACAGCCGAGCTCTGCAAGAATTGAAAGATAACGCAGCGAAAAGCAGCGCTGCATAAGAAAGCGCGTTAATTCCTGCTTCACCTGCGTTATAGTACAGCATGAAGGTTGTGGCGAGTGCCATTGTCCTTCCTCCTGATTGCATGCGGCGTCTCGGCAAAAGCTGGGGCGCCGCATGTCATATAGTCCCTTCCCTTTATCCCAGCAGGGGTGACGGAGGCTAATTCTGGAGTTCAACACGAAGTCACAAAGGAGAGGAGAGGAATGCCGAGAGCGCGTAGTCCTAATAGAGACAAGGCTTTTCAGCTTTGGATTGAGAGCCAAGGCCGGAAGTCACTACAAGATATTGCCGCCGAGCTTGGCGTCAAGCCTGAGCAAGTCCGCTCCTGGAAACACGCTGATAAGTGGGACGCGCAAACGAAAAAAGTTGCGTTGCCAAATGGGAAAGGCCACGTTGTCAAACGTAAGCAGGGAGCGCAGCGCGGTAATAGAAACGCTGTCGGCAATAAAGGTGGAGCGCCGCCCGGTAATAAGAATAATTTCCGGCATGGCGCGTATGAGCGGGTCATGCTCGGCCTATTAAGCGAAGACGACGCTACAATTTTTCAGGATGAAGAAACGGGCTTAATTGTTGAGCAGGAACTGCGGCAGACGCTCGCCATGCTCAACGTCAAAGAGGTCCGGCTCATGCGGCATATTTCTAATGTCCAGAAAATTATTGACGCTCAGGAGAAGGACGCCGACTTTTTGGCAAGCAGCAGTGAAGAGAACAGAACCGGCGACGAGTTTCACTTTGACAGCTACTCCACTTTTAAGGCTTCTCCGCTTGAGGCCATGACAAAGCTGGAGGCTGAGCTGGATAAGGTTCAAGGCCGGAAGGTTAAAGTCCTCGCCGAGCTTGAGAAGCTACGGCTCGGCCGTGAAAAGCTGGCTCTGGAAAAGAAGCGGCTTGACGGCGAATCGGATCAAAGCAAACTGGCGAACGCCTGGATCGCCGCACTGACTGGCGAAGAGCTTGACGAGGACGAAGAGGAGAGCGCAGGCGATGAATGCGACGAAACTGATTAAGGTATTCAGGGCCAGGCAAAAGCTCTACCAACGCGACCCGGTACTCTTTGCGAAAGAGGTCGTCGGCTATGAGGCTGACGTCTGGCAGGCTGACACCCTGAGAGACTTGGCCGATCCTGATTGCAGGCGCGTAAGCGTGCGGTCCGGGCAAGGCGTTGGCAAGACTGCCACCGAAGCTGTAGCGCTTCTTTGGTTCCTTTCTTGTTTCCCCTTTGCACGTGTTGTCGCTACTGCGCCGACGCGCCAGCAGCTCAACGACGTGCTATGGTCTGAGATCGCCAAGTGGCAAGCTAAAAGCCCCATGCTCAATGCGATTCTACGCTGGACTAAGACCTATGTCTTTATGACCGGCATGGAAAAACGGTGGTTCGCTGTCGCGCGTACTGCCACCAAGCCGGAAAATATGCAGGGCTTCCACGAGGAGAATATGCTCTTTATCGTGGACGAGGCTTCTGGCGTCGCAGAGCCTATTATGGAGGCTATCCTCGGCACGCTGTCCGGCCCCAACAATAAGCTGCTGCTATGCGGTAACCCGACCAAGACCTCTGGCACTTTCTATGATAGCCATACCAACGCCAAGATCAGGCCCTTGTATCGATCTCGGCGTGTTTCCTCTCGGGACGTAGCCCGGACCGATAAGGAAAATATTGAAATGCTTGAGCGACGCTACGGAAAAGAAAGCAACGTCGTTCGCGTTCGCGTTGACGGCGAATTTCCGTTGCAGGAGGACGACGTTTTTATCCCGATCCACTTATTGGAGCGGAGCATAAAAACCGACTACGAGCCGCGGGAAAGTCCGTTGAGCCTTCAAATCGGTGTAGACGTTGCCCGGTTCGGCGACGACAAGACGGTTATCTCCTACCGGGTCGACGAGAAGATTGAGTTTTGGCAGAAAAGGCACGGCCAAGATACCATGACCACGGCCGACAAGGTGATTGAGCTCGGCGAGCTACTGGTCAAGCGATATGGCTGGACGTATAAAATCCCAGTCTGCGTTGACGACGGCGGCGTCGGCGGCGGTGTGGTGGATCGGCTTACACGGGTAAAACGCAATGACCCCGAGCGGTTCAAGTGGATGGAGGTCATGCGGATTCAGTTCGGTAAGCGGATCAAGCACCGCAATTATCACGATACCACCACCTACATGATGGGCGTCCTTCGCAAGCTGCTGGAGGACTACGAGGACGACGGGACGCCGAAACCCGTTGAAATTATTTTGCCGAATGACGACGACCTGATCGGCCAGCTGTCAAGCCGCAAATACTCTATGACCGAGCAGAGCAAGCAGAAGGTCGAAAGTAAAGACGAAATGAAAAAGCGCAATTTGCCTTCACCGGACGAGGCTGATAGCGTTTTGTTGTGCGTGATCCCGGTCCGGCTCAAAGATAATCCGAAAGGGGGTACAAAGGAATGAGCGAGAACAAGACACGGCTGCCCAGTGTCGGCGTACGCATTGTGAAGGCTTTTGACCGGCCCATTACGAAAGCCGAACAGCCGACGCAGCTTGACACGCAAGCGGCAAGAACGGCTGGCGAGTTTGCTGCGCCGCCATATCCGTTGAACGGTTTGCGGGAGCTGGTGAAAAACTCGCAGATTCTTCCCCAGTGTATTGCGGCGTACAAGAATAATATCGCCGGCTTTGGCCTGGGCCTTCGCTATGTCACCGACGACGGCAAGGAAACCTCTGAGATGAAAGCCGAGTGGGACGCCGCGCAGGAGATTATTGACCTTCTCAACATCGACATGGACACTAAGCAGGTTTTTGAGCATGTAATCGAGGCCCGCGAGATTTATGGCATTGCCTATCTTGAGGTCTTACGCAATCCGGGCGGCGAGGTCAATCAAATCTCATTTATTCGCGACACGCCTTCTATGCAGAAGACTTACCCGCTCGATCCTCCCGTCTTGGCCGAATACAATTACAAGGGCAAGAAGACGATCCAGCGGCCTCGGCGTTTCTGTAAGTACAAGCAGGAGGTCGGCGGTAAAACGGTCTATTTCAAGGAGTTCGGCGATCCCCGTATGATGGATAACCGCAGCGGCCAATACATAAGCACCGACGAGGAGAATGAGGGCGAGTCCCTTCCCGTTGAGTATCAGGCCAACGAGATTCTTGACTTTGCAATCGGCACCGAGCTTTATGGCGAGGTTCGCTGGATCGGTCAAATCCTGGGAATCGATGGCACGAGATCGGCGGAAAGCCTCAACAACAACTACTTCCGTAATGGCAGGCATACGCCGCTCCTTATCTGCATTAAGGGCGGCACCTTGAACGAAAAAAGCTATGCTACGCTCCAAGGGTATATGAACGACATTAAAGGCGAGGCCGGTCAACACGCGTTTTTGCTCCTTGAGACGGAGAATGCCGACAATCGGGCCGACTTTGACGAGACGAAAGCGCCGGACGTTGAGATCAAGGACCTTGCCTCGATCCTCCAGAAAGACGAGCTCTTTCAGGATTATATTGAGAACAATCGCAAGCGCGTACAATCCGCCTTCCAGCTGCCCGACCTTTACGTCGGCTATACGACCGACTTCAATCGTGCGACTGCGCAGACGGCCATGGAAGTCACGGAGGAGCAGGTCTTTCAGCCGGAACGAAAGAGTTTGGCTTGGGTTATCAATAACCGTCTTTTGAATGGTTACGGTTTTAAGCATGTCGAGGTCTTTTTCCTTGAGCCTGATATTTCTAACCCTGACGACCTCTTTAAGATTCTCACAATCTGCAATAACGCCGGCGGCCTGACTCCCAATAAGGCCAGAAGTATTGCGGCTGAGGCTCTTGGCGAAAAGGTCGAGGACTTTGCCGAGGATTGGGGCGAGATTCCTCTTGCTGTTGCCGCGCGGCAAGGTCAAGCGGAGGCTGCTAATGCGGGTGCTGTTTCGCCCGGTGTTATGGCTCAACTGTCTGCGCAGATCGCAAAGGCGGCAGACGCCAAGGAAGACGAGCTCGTTGCGGTTATGAAGCAGGTGCGGGCCATTCTTCGGGAAATGCAGGAGGCAGACAGTCATGAGGTGTAGCTGCGGCGCGCTGATTAAAGCCATTGACGCCTATCTTGCTAAGGGAGACGACGAGCTGGAGCTGGCTCTTGAAGCCGCAGGGTATGTGGACGTTCCAGAGACCCTTGAGCATATCACAAACCTGGAGGACGGGATTGCGGTCGTGCTGATCTCTGAGACCGAGTATATTCTTGCGTCTTTGAAAGATCGGATCGACCTCGAGGCGTATTTCAGCGAGATATGGCCGGAGATCAAGAAGAATAACCCGACCGCTGACAAGCTCTTTGAGCTCTTTTGGGACGACTTCTCTGGGTATATGAAACCTCTGGCCTCGAAGTATATCGCGGCTACTGACGCGGAGCTTACTGTGCGGGCCGTTTCCCAGCGCACGACGGCCTGGACAAAGCAATGGAGCAAGGACCTTTCCGGGCTTATGCAACTGGAGAGTCATACGCAGATCGAGAAGATCCTCACGACTGCTATGAACGAGGGACAAAGCGTCGCCGAAGTCACGCAAGCCCTCATGGATAGCGGCATACGCAACGAATATGTTCGAGCGCGCAAGACGGCTTTGACCGAGACCTTGCGCGCTCATTCTGTTGCCAGCCAGGAGGCCATGCTGCAAAGCCCTTCCGTCGTGGAAAAGGAATGGCGGCATTCGGGAGCTTACCGAAATACGCCTCGGCTCAATCATGTTGCCATGCAGGGTCAGCGCGTCCGCAAAGAGGCGGCCTATGTTTTGGAGGGGCAAGACGGCGGCGTCTATTATCCGCTATACCCCAGAGACCCCAGTCTCCCGGCGGGTGAGTCGGTCAACTGCCATTGTATTTCCCAGCCGATCGTCAGCGAGGAAATTCTGGGTCTCCCCATTGAGGAGCGGCGCTTGCTCCAGGAGGAAGCGCTTGCGGCAATGGACGACGCTTGGGAAGAGGAGCTTTACCTCAAGAACAAAGCCCTCGCGGGTCTGTGATTTGCTAAAAGGCTTCCCAGGAGCTCCACGGTCTCCCGTATCGCGTTTCTGGCCTTGGGCCCTGGTGTTTATACTCCTGGAACCTCGGACGCGATATGGAGCTCCTGGGAGGCCTTTTAGACCATCAAGCAAAGGAGGTGCAGCATTTGCGGAAACGGCAGGCCTACGGCTGAGGAGGTGATCCAAGTATCTCGCAGGGCGCGGCGATATGCGCCCATATCGCAAAGGAGGTGAAACAGGTGAGCAAAGTCCAGAAAGCAATCGAAATCTCTGACGCCAAAATCCAGTTTATTTCCTTGGTCGACAAGGCGGCGAACAAGCGCCAGTTTCTCGTGACCAAGCAGGAAAACGGTCAAGCGCAGTTTGCTACGACCGCCAGAATCGTCAAGGTGGATGATTCTACGCACTATATCACCGGGATCGTCTACGAGCCCCTGGCTGAGGACGCCCACGGCAATTTCATGACCGAGCCCGAAATCCGCAAGGCCGCGTATTGGTTCGCCAAGAACGGGGACAAGGTGGACATTCAGCATTGTTTTGAGAAGGCCGAAGGGCTGTCCGTCGTCGAGAATTATGTCGCGCCTTGCGATATGACCATCGGCGAGACTCCGGTCGTCAAGGGCACGTGGATCATAACGGCGGAGTGCGCCAACGACGAGGTATGGCAGGCCATCCAAAAGGGCGAGCTGACCGGCTTCTCTATGGGCGGCGTCGGCAAGTACAGCGAGCAGGACGTTCCGCTCGACGACGTGACCAAAACCGTCGAGACCGAGGAGCGCGGCTTCTTCAAGAGGCTTGCCAAGTTTTTCGGCTTTGAGGTGGTGGAGAAAGGCGAGGTCCTGGACCGTTACAACGAGAGCGCCCGCAATTCGGCGTTCTGGAACGCCGTCTATGCCCTGGAGGACGTGCTCCTCTATCACTACGAGTATCGGGACGGCGTCTATACCAACACCGTGAACCCCGACAAGGTGCATGAGGCGCTTGCCGACTTTAACCGTATTCTCACCGACGTTATGACCCTGAGCGGCGACGCCGTTGTTAAGGCGGTTGCGTTGCCCGTCTGCAAGGCGGGCAAGAAAATGTCCAGTGCCAACAAGGCCAAGCTGGACGAGATTTGTCAGGCCCTCTCCGATTTCAAGACCGCGTTCGACGAGGACCCGGAAGAGAAGGAAGAAGAGGACGACACCAAGAAAAAGGAGGACAACAGTATGACTAAAGCAGAGATTCAGGCCGAGGTCAACGCGGCCGTTGTGAAGGCGCTGACCGAGGCCGGCGTTATCAAGGCTGCGCCCACTCCGCAGGAGACTCCTGCGCCCCAGTCGGTCGCACCCGCGACTCCCGTTGAGAAGGCCGCCGAGACTGCGCAGGTCCTGACCGGCGCCGACTTTGAGGCGACCGTCGCCAAGGCCGCGGAGGCCGCCGTCAAGAAGACCCTGATCGAGGCCGGGTTGATCGAGGAGGAAGTCGACCCCGACGCCCCTGTCACCAAGGGCGAGGTCCAGCGGATTGTCACCGACGCGCTGGCACCCATGCTCAAGGCGTTCAGTCTGCCGCAGAACCTCAACAATGAGGGGCAGGTTGCCAAGAGCGAGCAGCACTACTTGCACGGCCTTCTGTAAGAAGACTGGCAGAGAAACGACAAAGGAGGAAAATGTAATGCCTATTTCCACGCGTGGTATCATTCGCAAGGCCGCCGATACGCTGACCACCAGCGGCGTGAGTTCCGGCCTTCTCAACCCCGAGCAGAGCCGGCAGTTCATGCGCCAGGCTATGGAGGCCACTCCGCTGACGCAGCTTGTCCGGCATGAAATGCGTCGGGCGCGCTCCGGTGAGATTGACAAGATCGGTATTGCCGGCCGTATTCTGCGCGGCAAAAACGAGAACGCCGACGACGGCTATCGCGCCAAGCCCAATTTTGGGCAGGTCGACTATCAGACGGTCGCAGTCCGTCTGCCCTGGGAGATCACTGAGGAGACTCTGCGGGAGAACATCGAGGGCCAGGGCCTGGAGGCCACGATTACCAACCTCATGACCCGCCAGGTCGGTATCGATCAGGAGGACCTGTGCCTCAACGGCGATACCGCTACCGATTCCAGCGATCCCGACTACGATTTTCTGAAGCTCAACGACGGCTGGGTCAAGCAGATCGCCACGGGCGGTCATGTGGTCGACCATGCCAGCGCGGGCATGTCCCTGGATGTGTTCTATAAGGCGCTGCGGTCTCTGCCCAACAAGTACAACAACGGCCGTCTGCGCTGGATCATGAGTCCCCACCGTCAGCAGGAGTGGGAGCGGTACATCCTGGACAAGGCCGTTACCGTGGGCGGTATCATTAGCGACCGGCGCGTTGAGAACCCCTGCTCTATTCCTGCTATCGCTGCGCCCGCCATGCCTGACGATAAGCTGCTGCTGGTCGACCCCAAGAACCTGATCGTCGTGAACACCTACGACATGAAGATTCGCAAGACGACCGAAGGCAAGGACGCCGTCATGCAGGATAAGCGCTTCTACGTGATCCACTTCGACTTTGACGCTATTGTCGAAGAGCTGGACGCCGCCGCTATCGTCACCAACCTGAACGCCCTGACCTGAGAAAGGAGTGCCGCATGAAGCATTTGAAACTCAAGCGCGGTATGTCCTATTCCGGCCGTGGCGTCACCGTGACTAAGGCCGCACCCAATGTGACCGTCGAGAATGACGCTCAGGCCGACGAGCTGATCGCGACCGGCTACTTTGAGGAGGACAAGGCCGCGAAGGGCGTCGAGGTCGATCCCAATCAGATGGACCTCTTTGAGGACGGCTTCGGCGAGGGCCACGAGGACGAGGACCACGAGGACGCGTCTGAGAGCGGCGCGGTCGAGCTGATCGACACCTTGGGCGTTACCAAGCTGCGCGAGTACGCCAAGAAGCACGGTATTTCCGGCGACTGGCCGGCCGGCACCGCAGCTGACGTGATTCGGGAGGACATTCGGAAGGCCTTGGCCGAGCAGGAGTAAGGAGGAGACCGATATGGCTGAGCGTCCTTGGGCCACGCCTGACGACGTTCGGGAATATACGGACCGGGCAAATGTAAAGGCGCGGACGGACGCCAAGCTCGCGGTCGATATTACCCGCGCCGAGCAGTACGTGATTGCCTACACCAAAAATGACTTTGCCGACGCCGAGAAGTTCCCGGTTATACCTGAGCCTGTCAAGACGGCGGTGATCCTTCTGGCCGAGCACTACGGCTTTACTGCAAGGAGCGGCGGCATGATGAAGTCGGAGACCTACGACGACTACTCCTACACAGCCGCCGAGGGGGCGCTGATCGACTTGCTTGATTTGCGTCCTCTTCTTGACGCCTTTGTTGTGGCCGCTCCGAAGGGCGGCGTCACAATGAAATTGCGGAAGCTGTAAAAGGGGAGGTGCGCTATGGCGATTGAAAACTTTTTTGACCATACCTGCAATATCTTCCACCTGCGCAGCGAAGGGAAGTCGCCTGGGTTCAGACTTCCGGCCGCGCCGGAGTTCAAGTATGACGCGGACCCGGACCTCGCCGGCGTTGCCTGTCACTTCCACGTCAAGGGCTTCTCTCCGGCCTTTAAGGAGCAGAGCCCGCACACCGATATGGACGGCTCCGAGAAGTTGTCTTTGCCGGTTGGCACCGACGTGAGGATCAACGACAAGATCGTCGACCTGACGACCGGCGTGGAATATACCGCGGGCGTCCCTCGCAATATCCGAGATCACCATATCGCGGTACAGCTTCACCGCACGACCGCGCAAAGAGCGCTATGAGTCGGAACATCGAGCTTGACGTTTCCGACTTTCGGCGCTTTTTTGCGCGGCTCAAGTCGGCGGCAAACGGCGATTTTCGCAAAGAGCTGGCGAATTTCGTCGAGGGGCTCGGCAACGAGTTCCTTCGCGTCCTGCAAGACGAGATCATCCGGCGCCAAGTCATGGACACCCGTCTCCTTCTGGCCTCCTTCGAGAAGGGCGGCCAAGACGGGGTGTGGCTCCTGAGCGACGGCGACCTGAGCCTCGAAGTCGGGACCAACGTAAAGTATGCCAAATGGGTGAACGACGGGCACAAGGCCAATCCCGACGGCGTGGCCTCCCGGTTCATCCCTGGCAAGTGGGTCGGCGATCGGTTCATCTACGACCCGAACGCCAAAGAGGGCATGGTTCTCAAACAGCAGTTTATCCGCGGCAAGCCTTATTGGGACAGCGCTTTGCGGATCATCGAGAGAATGTACCCCAATTTGCTTGAGGCCAAGCTCCAGCAATGGCTCGACACCTATTTTGCGGAGTTCCGCTAAAGGAGAGGAGGCGGTCCTGTGATCGACCAAGAAATTGCGAGCATTATCCACTTCATTCTCGGGGCCGCGAAGGGCGTTTCGCCCAACTACTTCAACATGCCCCAGGACTTCGCGATCCCATCAATTTTCTTTCCCCCGCCCGAGTTTGAGGCGTTTGGCGATACGCTCCAGAGTTTTCGCTTCGACTACTCCTGGACGATCCCTGTCTTCGCCTATGATAACTCGCAAGCCCACGCAATCGCCGCAAACGTGGCGCATATCCTTGAGACCTACCGCCGCGTCGTTCCTCTGATCGGCGAGGATGGCAAGCCCGTAGGGAAGGGCCTCCGCTTAAAGGACCCCGAGGTAAAGGACCTGGATAAAGAGGGCGTGCCCGGCGTTGCCGGACTCGTGCTGCACTGGTCCAGCAGGCGTCCATATTACGAAGAGGACGCGCCCAAAATGCTGCGATATATCCTTAACATCAATGACCCCGAGACGCGGCCCGAAGAGACCGCGGACGGGTAACGCAAGGAGGTAGAGCTATATGGCAAACACCAATAAGCCGAGCGGCGCGCCCGCTGCTTCGGCACCTGCCCCTGTCAAGTACCCTCTGACCCGTCTGCGGCGTGACTGCCGCAAGCTGTACGGCGTCAGTACGAGCACCTTCGATGGGGCGACCGTCGATTATAAGCCTGACGAAAAATTTACCGTCGCCGAGATGGGCGACATTATCAAGGTCTGGCGGGACGCGCCCATTCAGCGCAGCAAGACCGGGAAGGAGGGCAAGTAAGCTATGGCTGGCGGTACATTCAATCGCTTGTCGGGTAAGGTTCGGCCCGGCACCTACATCAACTTTGAGAGCACCCGCCGCGACGTGATCCCCATTGCAGAGCGCGGCACCGTCATCATGCCCCTTATCAATCACGACTATGGCCCCTCGGGCGAGTTCATCACCCTGGAGAACTCTTCCCCGGACGCCTGCCGCGAGAAACTGGGGTATAGCGTTTATGACGACCACCCCAATATGCTCCTTCTGAAGGAGTGCTTCAAGAAAGCCAAGAAGATCATCGTCTATATTCCCCGCCAGGGCAAAAAGGCTGCGGCCACTGCCGATCCTCTGACCGGCACGGCGCAGTATGGCGGCGCCCATGGCAACGACCTCTCCTTCGCCGTCACCGAGAATCCTCTGGGCGGCTTTGACGTGACTAAGTACCTCGGCGTCGTGGAGCTGGAGACTGTCGAGGGCGTCGAGACCGTTGAGGACCTGATTGAGGCCGATAGCGGCGCATGGATCGTCTTCACCGGCACCGGTGCCCTGACCGCGACAGCTAAGACTCAGCTCAAGGACGGCGCCACCGGCGAGGCCACCGTTGCCGATATGACCGAGTTCCTGGACGCTACTGAGGCGCGGTCCTGGAATACGCTGGCCTTCCCCATGGCTCCCAATGGCGAAGACGGCGATATGGTTCCCTCCATTCAGGAGGCCATCAAGACCAAAATCAAGTATCTGCGCGAGGACGCCGGCAAGTACCGCACGGCCGTCGTCGCGCATTTTGCTGCGGACTATGAGGGGATCGTCAACGTGACCAACGGCGTCGTGCTGACGGACGGCACCCGGATTGAGGCCGCGCAGGCGGTGGCCTGGGTGGCCGGCGCGACTGCCGGCGCGTCCAATACCACCTCCAACACCTATGTCAAGTACGACAGCGCGGTCGATATTATCGGCCCTAAGAGTCATTCCGAGTCCGTCGAGGCCATCAAGGACGGCGAGTTTTTCTTCTCCTTCTCGGAAGAGAACGACGTGATCGTTGAGTATGACATCAACTCCCTTACGTCTTTCACCACCAAGAAGACCAAGGACTACTCCAAGAACCGCGTGATCCGTGTCTACGACACCTTCGCCGAGAGCTGTATGCTGAATTTCCCGCCGAACAAGTTTGACAACAATGACGTGGGCTGGGACAGCATGGACGGTATCGGCCGCGCTATCCTCCAGCTGTTTTGGGACGAGGGCGCGATCAAGAACGTGGACCTGGAGGCCGACTTCAAGGTAAACCGCGAAGACAGCACCGGCGACGAGTGCTACTTCGACGTTGGCCTGGAGGCCGTGGACAGCGCCGAGAAGCTGTTCTTTACTATTCGGACCCGGTAAGGGAGAGAGGAGGAAATAACCCATGGCTATGGAGTATAACACCAGCCCTATCAGCCTCCGCGAGGCCAAGGTCATGCTGGACGGCCTGGTCGTAGCTGACGCCGTTAAGGCGACCATCAAGTTCACGCCGGACGTCTGGACCGGCAAGCAGCTGGGCGAGCGGACTCCGTCCAGCCGGTGGCTGGGCGGCAAGATCACCGGAGAGATCACCCGGCGCCGATCCACCCCGTTCCTCAAAGAGAAGGTCATGGAATACCTGAAGAGCGGCAAGACCCCTGAGCTGACCATTCAGGGGATCATGAACGACAAAGAGTCTGACTTCTACGCGCAGTATGGCTCCGATGTCGTGACCGTGGTCGGGTGTGTCCTGACCGGCGACTTCAACCTCAGCAGCTTCGACAGTGAGGGCGAGGTCCTGGACGACGTAATCAGCTTCAACGGCAAGAACTTCGTCTAAGCAAGTCCCAGAAGCAGTCCCAGGAGCTCCACGGTCTCCCGTATCGCGTTTTAAGGCGGGGGCCCTGGTGTTTATACTCCTTGACCGCAAAGCACGGTGTGGAGCTCCTGAGGCTTGTCTATTCAAGTTTGAAAGGAGAAAGCAAAATGGCTGACAAGAATCTGCGCTATTTCATGCGTCCCGAGGCTAAGGAGGAAAAAATCGTTAAGGTCCCCGGCCCCAGCACCATCAAGGGTGAGGACGGCAAGCCCATCACCATGGAGGTAAAGGTCCTCCACAACAAGCGCATTCGCGAGATCAACGACTCCTATCGCACGCGGCGCATGGCTACCGATAAAAAGGGCAATCCCATGGTCGCCAACGGCGAGGTCGTTTTCAAGGTGGAGAAGGACAGCGCCCGCGCGGCTCGTCACCTGATCGCTGAGGCCCTGGTCTTCCCCAATATGCGGGACAAGGACCTCCAGGAATTTTTCAAGTGCTACGACATGGTGGACATGGTTGACGCCGTCTTTCCTTCCGCCGACGAGTACGCGCACGTCAGCAACGTCGTTCTGGCCGCGCTGGGCCTGGGCGCCGCGGTTGACGAGGCCGACGAGAACGACGACGAGCAGATCAACGACGCAAAAAACTGATTGCCCGCCCGGGGTCTCTGGAATACTGGGGCCACCTTCTTTGGCAAAATCATGGCCTCCGCTTTGAGGAGTGGCTGGAAATGCCGCACTTGAGGCGGCTTTTCTATATCGCTTCTGAGGCGTATGAAATGGAGCACCCCATGAGGCGGGCCGGACTACTGACGAGAAGGGGGCGATAGCGCATGGCCGTTTTATCGGCAGTATTCAAGGCAGTAGACCAACTCTCTGACGTACTGGACCGCATGAGCGCGGCCGGCGCGACCGCCCTGGAACGATGGGAGCGCAGCGCCGGCGCGGCTGACGACGCCCTTTCCCGTGCCGCCGATGGCGCGGAGCGGGCAGGGCGGGCAGCCAGTGACGCGGCAGACAGAATTGAATCCACGCAGGATCAGCTTGACCGGCTCGGCGAAGAAGCTGACGACGCTGCGGACCGGATTGACCGGCTCAACGGAGAGGTAGACGACGCAGGCGACCATCTGGACGACCTGAGGGATCACCTCGACGAGGCCGGAGACGACCTGGACAACTTCGGCGACGACGCAGATGACGCGGGCAATGACTCCGAGCGGTTCGGTGAACGCGCTTCTAACGCGCTGCAAACCGTCTCGAATATTCTGGCGTCAGCCGGGATCATTAAGGGCGTGCAGGAGCTCGCCGGCGCCTTTTTCGAGGCGTCCAACGCGGCCGCCGCTTTTGAGACGGCCACCATGAAAGTCTCCACTATTGCGGACACGAACGCGGTCTCTCTGGACACTCTCGCAAATGGCGTCATGGATATGTCGCTGGACACCGGGCAGGCTGTGGGGGACCTATCTGAGGCCCTTTATTCGGCTTTGTCCGCAAGCGTAGACACGGCCAACTCCGTCCAGTTTACCGCGACCGCTACCAAGCTCGCCACCGGCGGCTTTACAAGTTCCGCGACTTCCGTTGACGTGCTGACCACCGCGCTCAACGCATACGGGCTGGAGGCCGATAAGGCCGGCAGTATTTCCGATATGCTTATCACCACGCAGAATCTCGGCAAAACCACTGTTGACGAGCTTGCGGCGTCCGTCGGCAAAGTGATTCCCTTGGCGTCGGCCTACGGCGTAGAGATGGACAACTTGTCGGCCGCTTATGCTGAGCTGACTAAAGGCGGCATTGCGACCGCCGAGGCCGGCACTTACCTCAAGGGTATGCTCCGGGAACTGGGTGACTCCGGCTCTACCGTCAGCAAGACCCTGATTGAGGAAACCGGATACTCCTTCGCGCAGCTCATGCAGCAGGGTTATTCGCTGGGCGACGTCTTGGACGTTCTCGGTGAGACCGTTGGCGGAGACGCCGGCGCGTTTAACGAGCTGTGGAGCAGCGCCGAGGCGGGCCTTGGCGCGCTATCCCTTTATAATGCGGGCGCCACGCAGTTTAATACGACCCTGGACGCCATGCAAAACTCCCTTGGCGCGACTGAGGCGGCTTACGCGACCATGACAAACACCACCGCGCATTCCAAGGAGGAAATGCAGAATGCGGCGGCCAACCTCCAAATCGTGATCGGCCAAAATCTCAACCCCGCTATCGAGCGGCTTTACGGTATTGGGACGAGCGCCCTGACCGTTGCCACACGGTTCGCGCAGGATCATCCTATTGTGGTGAAGGCCCTGGCGGCGGTCGCGGTTGGCGTCGGAGCGGTTGCGGTCGGTATCGCAGGCTTTACCTTCGTAACGCAGGTTGCGATCCCCGCGATTGCGTCCTTCGGCGTTGCTCTTAATGCAGCGCTTGGGCCGATTGGTTGGGTGGCCCTGGGTATTACTGGCATTGTGGCCGCCGGCGCGGCGCTGATCGCCATGTTCCAAGAGGAAGAAACCGAGTACGACACCTGGACGGCCAGCACCAAAAAGCAGTACGACGCCCTGCAAGACCTCAATGGCGAGTATGAACGCGCCGTTGAGACCTACGGCGCGACCTCGGAAGAGGCTTCCCGTCTGCGGTATCAGATTGACGACCTCAACGCTGAATTTGAGGCCTCGAAAATGACGGTCGAGGAGTTCACCGCGAAGTGCGACGCCCTGGCGTCCTCTCATGAGGAGCTGGCGCAGAGTTACGCGGAGAGCACGGCCAGTATTGACGCCGAAGAGGTCGGGACCCTGGCCTTGATCCAGAAGCTGAACGACCTTGCCAGCTCTTCAGAGCAGACGGCGGCGACGCAAATGCAAATGCAGAGTATCGTCGACGACCTCAGCCAGAGCTTTCCCGACCTGGGCCTTAGTATTGAGAATGTCACGCAGAACACCGACGCCATGGTCGCCGCCCTCAAAAAGGCGGCGGAAGAGCAGGCTAACCAGGAGCGGTATCAAGAAAATTATGATACCTACGTTTCTCTCCTGAAGGAGCAGGCCCAAATTGAGGAGCAGATCGCCGCCGCTGAGGAAAATATCCGCTTGGAGCAAGAGCGGCTTGACGGCATGAGCGGCTGGGACCAGTTCTGGACCGGCACGGACGACCTGGAGGCGTATCAGGCCGCGCTCGAGGAGCTGCAAGCGGCGCAGGCGGACAACCTCGCTATGCAAGGCGAGTGCGAGCAGGCCATGCAAGACTATGCGGACGCCGCGGCTGAGGCGGCCAATGCTTCGATCAGCTATGAAGACGCCGTAAGCAACGCCATTACCGCCGTATCAGACGACCTGAACGAGCTGGCCGAAAAGTATCAAGAGGCCTACGGCGCGGCCCTGGAAAGCGTTCAAGGCCAGTATGCGCTGTGGGACGAGGCCGAAAAGGTCACGGCTACCAGCGCCAGTTCCATCAATTCGGCTCTGGAGAGTCAGGTAAGCTACTGGGAGAAGTACAATGCGAACCTCGCAGGGTTGACGGAGCGTAGCGCCGATATTGAGGGCCTGAGCGATATGATCGCCAGCTTTGCGGACGGCAGCACCGACAGCGTGAACGCCGTCGCCGGTATGGCGAGCGCCACCGATGAAGAGCTCGCCGCGATGGTCGCCAACTGGCAGAGCCTCCAGGACGTGCAGGGCACGACGGCGGACAGTCTGGCCCAGCTGGAGACCGACTTCAACGACTCGCTTGCCAGTATTGAGGAACGCATGAATGAGGCCGTCGGCAACATGAACATGGACACCGAGGCTGCGTCTGCTGCTAAGGCGACCATTGACGCCTACATTGCCAGTATTCGAGCGGGTACAGCCGAGGCCGGCAACG